GTGGCTGTTGCTAAATACAAGTTCCACTGCGTCTGGTCTTCGCTGTAGGGAACCAAGTTATGTGGACGCCACTTCAGCAAGCCATCACTATCGACCATAGTTGCATTGGTTGTAGCTGCGTGAGTTATAGATGCACCGAAGGTAGAGGAAACACCATTTTTGTTAAAGACACTCGCCTTGAAGTCGAGAATGAAACTTGGCTCAAGAGTAAGTATTGCATACACAGATACCGACGATCTAAAATCCCAATATGATTTACTGATCTCGCCACGTAATGCTGTCTCACCTTTTTTTCTGACCTTAACATAAGTATACTGTGCATTACCACCAGTAGGTGTAAACGTTCTGATGCCAGAAGCGGTTGTTCCATTAGCGTCTAAATATGTGTCTGCTGCTGTTGCTGCATTATCATATTCCCAGATGCAAGTATTAGCTACCCCACCTTCAGATCCTAGAACATCCGCCCAAGCCATTATAGAGCTTCTCTAGCAAATTCCAGAATTTCAGCCATACCAGCTTTGTTTTTCATAGCAGTTTCAGTCATTTTCTTTACACTAGCTGATGACATTTTCTTGAACAATTTGTTAAGAATGTCCGCGTCTTCTTTTTTAATAATGGCAGAAGTATTATCTTTAAACTTTACAATACCTGCAGAAAACGCTTCATCAATCCGATCGACTGATTCTTTTGTTGTAATCTTATCTTGACCGCGCTCATCAGTATAGTTCGATTTTGTAGATTTCATAACAGTACGAGTTTTGCCATCGGCGCCAGTCATAGTAATTGGTTTTTTAAGAGCAGAGTTGGTAGTTTCAGCAACTACTTCTTCCATTTTGTCAGCAGCTCTATTAAGACCTTTTACTCTATTTTGACCACCTTTAAGATCTTTAGATGTAAGGGTGCCGTTTCTAAGTTTTTCTCTTTTATTTCTCAGATCAACAGCTGCTTTTGCATGGTAATCTTTAAGAGTTTCTTGTGATACTTCATCAAGTTCAGCTTCTTCGTTCTTTTTAGCTCTAATCATAGCTAAGTCGTGGCCATCAATTTTGCCATTTTTGTTATGATCAATTTTCTTTTGCTTAGGAGAAAGTTCTTCTGTTTTATCCCAAGGAGCTTTTTTCAAAGATACTGCTTTCTTGCCTTCTTTTGAAGGAGCAGCAGCTTTATCGAGCGCGTCTCTTTTAGCCATTTCGCTTTCAGTTACGTCACTAGCAATATTAGCATGAAGTGTTTTGATTGCCTCATGTGCAGTAGCAAGTTTGTTTTGATACCATTCTTCAGGATCGCCACCCTTGCTTAAAGAAGCTTTAATAGCTTTAGCAGCCATTGTGATAAAGTCAAGTTGCTGACTCATCATTGGAATTTCTTCAGCTGCATTTTCATTAACTTGTTCAATAGCGAACGCTTTATCATACATTGCATTCATACCATAAGCATATGCAGTATCGTAATTAGCATCACCTTCTTGGTCTGCAATGCGAGCCGCTTTCGGCTTAGCAATCTCGCCAGTGAACTGGTGATCTAAAGCAACTGGGTGACCGATCACTTCGTAAGTATGCATATCCTTAAATGCTTGCTCTTCTTCTGCCCGCGAATTTGGCTCAGCAACTTCCGCAATAACTTGTCTAAACGACTTCATTTGAAATCTCCTGAATTTACTTTAATTTGATTATATTTATCCATTAACGATTTTTGAATCTCTCTGATCTGTGTTACTCTGACTCTCCATATCACCGTCATCAGTTGGCTCTTCTTCTGGCGCTTCTGCTGCTTCTTTAGCAATCTCTTTTGCCATTTCTTTAATATCTTCATCAGACATACGAAGAACGTTTTTACGAACCCACTCTCTAGAATAATATGTACCAATATGTTCTTCAACTTCACGAAGAGTAGTAAGTCTTTCACGGGTAATCTCAGCTTCTTTCAATTCTGTAAAATAGTTATCTTGAATAAAGTCGTATCTTAAATCATTCTTGATTTCAGCGAACTCTTCGGGTGTCATAATACCTTTAAGGACTAGCTGCTTTTCAAGAATCTGTGTAAACAGCGATGAGAAACGATTGCGCAATCTTTGAATGAACTTGCCAAACTTAAGCTCATCACGAGTAATTTCAGATGTACGACCAAATGTCGCCATTGTTTCTGGTTCTAAGCGAGAAATAGGCACCTTCAACGACTTATATAGTTTGCGTTGGAAGTACTGCAAGTTCTCGTCGCTTGTTAACCCAGCAGCATTGCCGCCAGCTAACGTATCAACTTCAGTAGTTCTTTCACCACCACGACGTGGGAACCACAAGTCTTCAGTCATAGTCATCATTTTACGAGCATCTGATATTTCACCAGTAGATGAATTATACTGTAGCTTGTTTTTATGACGAACCATCATATCTCTTAGATACTGTTCAGCCTTCGATTTAGGCAAGTTACCAACGTCAATATAGAAAACTCGTCTTTCAGGAGCTCTTGTAAGAGTATAAATGATAACAGCATCTTCAAGCATCCTCAACTGGTTGATCGGTTTAATTGCAGCGTTAAGATGAGAAAGAACAAGAGAGTTATTTTCAGTCATTACGCCGGATGTAATACGAGCAATAGAATCTTTTGCGATCTTAAAGCCTTGTGTTCCTTGTGAACTACTAGACGAACCTTTATCACTACCAAAACCGTTTTCTGAATACATGTAGTATTCAGATTTAACTTTTTTAACTGGAGCGCCAGAATGTTTGTCTTTTCCACTCTTATCTATTTCACGGATAAGTTTAAGCTTGCGTGGATCCACATAACGTACTTCTTGGAGGCCTGCTTTAATATCTTCAGGATCTATGATACAATGGTAATTAACTCTGCCATCTACATAGAATTTGCTAAATGTGTCGTAAGCAGTATTACTAAAATCTAAAAGCGAGAGTACGTTTTCAAACTCTTCAACTAATTTATCTTTAACTTTGTCTGGCAAATCAGTGTCATCTAATATGATTTCTACTACTTTGTCATCAGTATCAACGCTAATAGCTTCATTCACGATTTCATCTACAGCCTGAGTAATTTCAGGTTGCATCGCCAAACCGCGGTATTTTGATACAAGCTCTGATTCAGTTTTAGCATTACCTTCTAAATCTAGAATAGTACTGTAAAACCCGCCCATAGCATTGCCGACGGTAATAGCACCGTCATCATTTAAAGGTTCAGCAAAAGAGACTGGAGTATGCCCAGTCTCTTCGCCTTCTCTTTTTATTTCAAATCCAAAAAGCTTCACTTTAATTCCTCACATTATATATTAAGTTGTTGGTACGCCGGTGTTTCCTTCAACTCTCCATAAGTCATACTGGAATGTAACGCCAAATTCTTCGATTGAATCTGTTTGGCTCCAGTCTAACTGAATACCGTCAACGGAAATCGGGAACATACCTTCAAAAACGTACGTGCGCAATGCAGAACCATCTTTGCTGTACTGAGTAACTTGCCCAGTAGACTTATACTGTTGCGGCAATCCTCTCGAGTTGGAATCGTGAGAGTTAATAAAATTCATCCACTCTTCTAAAGCGTTACGAATAGCGAAATCTTCATCGTTGATAACGGTTACTGTCCAGTCTGCGAATACCCTATCACCTGCATATTTGACCTGGCGCCCAAAGTAAGGTACCGTATATTGGCCAATTGTAGACTCCGGAATTCCTGCTGCTCTTATCATAAATGGTACTTTGATATCGGCAGAGGAATTAATCGGATTGGTGATTTGACATTGGAAGAGCGTAGGACGCGCACCGCCACCCACGAGTTCGGATTTGAACTGGTTGATGTTAAATGCCATGTGTCTTTCTCCTTTTAATTGTATTTATTACGCTAGCTGTCCGACAATTTCGTCAAACTCAACACCGGTTCTAGTTGCTACGAAAGTTAATTCGATAGTATTAATAGAACGAGCTGGCTTAATGAATATGCTTGCACGGAATTTGTTTTGATCAATAACTTCAGCAGTATTAACTGTAGAATCAGAAACAACTCTAAAATCAATAATGCCCCGACGCCCTTGGATGTCACGAAGGAATGGATCTACAATGTTCTTAAACTGAGTCTGACTAAAGTCGTCGTTAAACTCGAATAAGAAGCTTTCCGCTGCTGTTGCAATTGTCTTTTCAACTGCAATAAACAATCTGCGAACATTAAGTCGGTCAAATGCGCTTGCTGTCCCAAGCCCTGTTTTATCACCAAATAGTACGATTCCTCGTCCTGTCTGAGACATAACTGGGTTAACGTCTGCGCTGTACAATTGATCTCTTTGTGGTTTACTTGGGTTAAACGCAAGTTTAACGATATTCTTAATAATACCTTTTCTGTAACCAGCTGGAGATTCCCACGCATCTACTCTTGATGCAAGGCCTGCCATATCACCGTTTAGAGGAGTCCAACGATATTTGTCGTTAAACTTGTCATACCGATATTTATAACCGCTGTCCATGAACCAGTAAGAAGAGTTCTGAACTTTGTTGCGATAAGCAATAGCGTTATCTAGTTTTGAATTTGTTTTTAGCTCATCGACTACCGCTTCTTTAGATGGTGATAGGAATGCCACACAATCTTTTCTGTAATCTGCTAAGTTAGCAACAATATAGTTTGCACGAGTAGCATTATCATCGCCTTTGCCCTGAAGAACAAATGCAATGTCGATTTCATTTGCATTCTTAAGAGTGTCCCAAGCAAAAGCTAAGGAGCCCAATGTTGCTGAAGATTCAGTTTTAGCATCGGTACCAGCAACCATATTTTCATATTTGTTTACTGTTTGAGTAGCAGTACCAATTACTGATGAGTTTGCTAGTTTAATCCACGAAGAACTATTTTCAATAACAATTGGATAATAGTTAGTAGCACCTTGCGCGTTTGTAGCTCCAGCGGTTGTTGATAAGTTATCAAATGCTTCTAGAACTGTGTTTGGTGTACCAGTGATTCCACCATCTTTATCGATAACTGCGATATGAAGATGATTGGCAGAAGGAGCTGTTCCAAAGATAGCGTTATGCTGCCATCTTTTAGTCATTGAAAGCTTAGAAAGATCAGTTTCTGCAAGTGTATAGCGACCTGTAAATCCGATAGCTTGAGTGAAGCCAACAGTTGCTGTTACGGCTGTGTTGCCTGATCCAAACACTTCATCAATGTCAGCAACAGAAGCAGTTGCGACTACAAGTTCTTGGTATCCAATGCTTGCGTTACCAATAACGATAACATCACCGACATTAACAGCCGGTAGACTTACAGTATTCGCAACTTCAAAAGAAACTGCAGTGCTGTTGAAAGCAATAGTTTGGAAAACAGCACTGTTAGAAACTGCGTTTTCATCAATACCACCGACTGCAACAACTGATATAGAATATGCAGAGTTAGTACACCAAGAAACTTCAATTGAGTTGCCTAATGCGCCAGGGTATTTTGCATCAAACGCGGCGTATGTACTACTTTCTGGAACGATCACGCTATTAGCATCATATACAAGAGTTGTACCAGATGCTGTTGCAGATGCGTCATCAGCACGTACAACATATAACGCGTTCGCGTATGATAAGTAGTCAGACGCTACGAAAAATGTTTCATAGTTGTCGTCGGTTGGTTTACCAAAGCGATCTACTAGGTCATTTTCTGAAGTGATTAGAATAGGATCGTTAACTGGACCCCACTTAAAAATGCCGGCCATTGCTGCCGGAGCTGTAGCAACGCCCGGCACTGTTTGACTCGCATCCACTTCACGAACAATGACGGAAGGACTTACGGAAAAAGCCATGTTTTTCTCCTTTAATTAATTAGAAACGCGTTTATATTTTAATATTATTGTTTCTATTTATAAATTATACGATTTGCTTTATTGAGCGCTTCATAGTCTAATGCCGTCGTCTTCGTAAAAAGATGGATCACCGATATCGCAGAAGCCTAGCGGCAGCATATCTTGTTCAATTTGCTCGTCTGTTTTTTCTCTTAACTTTGTTAATGTATTTATGTCTGTCATATCTTTGAAGTATTGTTGCTCAGTCATCCAAGCAAATAGTACTAGGTTCATTACTAAATCGTCGTGAAACCCAGATTCTGCTTCAAACGAGTTTGCTTTCTTGGAAAATCTACTCAATTCTTGAATAGTATCATAATCTCTTATGAGGAGTTGGTTTTGTTCAACGAGCATTTTAAGCATAGAACAACCTGTATTTTTTACAAGTTTGGTTGTTCGAATACCATTATCAACGTTTTTGCCAAAACCAGGACTTAAAACTTTACCGCTCCGCCCGCTGTTCTGAGTGTAGAGTAAATTTTCGTAACCAAGATCTATTGTAAGAACATCAGAAACTTGGCCTCCAATATCATTAATTTCTACTAATATGCCAGCTTCATTGTAAATCATACCAGCTCTATATAAAACTGATGCAAAATCAACTGGTCCTATTAGGTTGTCTTTATAAACTGCTACTTGCCTATACGGCATTTCTGAAATATCGAAAATGGTAAAAGTAGAATAGTCTAATCCTTTACCTCTTGCAACGTCTGCAGTAATTACATATTGCTTATTTTTATCGGCTTTTTCATACTGAGTTAATCCTTCTGCTTTAGCAATAGGTTGGTCAGGATATAACTCTTTTAGCTTACTACCACTAATAAGAGTACCAGAAGAACCCAAGAATTCGCAGCAATATTCTTGGTTAAACTTTTCTTCATCATGGTCAAGGGCTTCAATAGTTTCTTTACGCCAATTCTCGTCACGACCAGGAACATCATACCACATAACTTCTTGGTATTGATAACCATTTGTGCCTTCTTTTGCGCCTTTGCATGTTTTCCAAAAGTGGTTTAAACCGTTTGGTGTAGAAGTCATTAATAGCTTCGTAGATTCACCAGACGAAATAGTAGGATAAACAGAAGCGAAGAATTCGTCGTAACCTTCAATAAACGCGACCTCGTCGAGATATAGAAAGTTAACAGATTTACCACGAATTGCTGATGAAGATGTAGTACCAGCAAGTACTTGACAACCATTTTCTAATGCAATGTTACCCTTGTTCCATTCTTCGATACCTTGCTGAAGCCACTTAGGTAAAGCTTCATATGCTAACTTAACCCTTGCCATAACCTCTCTAGAAGCATCACCTTTGTTAGCAAGGATAGCTACAGTCTTAAACTCATTAAACAAGATATAATGCAGAATAACCGCAACTGCGGTAGTGGTTTTGCCTGATTGTCTAGCAGTTAGAACGGCTACACGTCTGTTTTTAAAGATCTTATCACAAATTTCTTTTTGGTAATCGTACATATCAAAAGGAATAAGACCTCTATCAACATGCACAATTTTGATGTATTCTTTAGAAAAATAGATAGGGTCATCCGCACACTTCATGTACTCCTTAAGGAGTTCAGGTGTCCATTCAATATTCTCTTGAACTTTTTTAAGATGCGAATTGCCTAAGTAACCGTCACCCATCTTTAGTTCCACTATTATCTTTTAGCATTTTAAGTAAGTCTGCTGTGGAGACGATTAAATTATTGTTTGTAACATTTGTCTGTGCTGCTTCTTTCGGGCCGTTTATTTCTTCTAAAGCGTATTTCTTTTTAGAAGATATATCTGCAAAATCTTTGTTAGCATCAAGCAGTGTTTTCATAAGAGTAGAAACGACCTCAAATGCTCTAGGTTGCTCAGATTGTTTCGCGATCTCAAGCATCTCTTCCATTGCTGATCTTCCGGTTTCCATAATACTTTCGATATTCTTACGTACCGATTCAATATCACGCAAGTTTTCTCCGTCGTCAGCTGAAACTATTGCAACAGGATTATCGGATGGAGGAGCAACCTGAGCTGGCAGATGCATTTCGGCTTCATCTATGTCAGACATTTGTCTAATGCCTAGTGCAGAAGAAATCTTTTCGTCGCTCATTATACATCCTCAAATATTGTAATAATACCCCAGTCATCATCGAACTCAATTTGTTGGTAAGCTACTGATATGGCTGCTGGGTCACCAACAGTAACTAGCGGTGGAGATCTATAGCCAGAGCCAGCATTGGTTACTGTAATACCCGTAGCTTGGCCATCAACACCGATAGAGATAGTAGCTGTTGCAGTGTTAGCAACAACTGTATCTATAGTAGCACTCGCTGAAATATAGAACTTACCATTGTTATTTATACTAATTGAAGATACAGAACCGTCAGTTAGAACTGCCGTAGCAGTTGCTTGATAATCTGCAGCGACACCGGTAGGCGCCGAAAAAGTGATTTCCGGTGTCGTGTTGGCATAATTAGCACCACCATTTGTCATAGTAATTGCTGTTACTTCGCCGGCTGACACAGTCACAAGTGCTGTAGCATTATCTTTATCAAAATTAGATGTAAAATATGTACCAGTCTGGGCAGTGGTTGGTACTACATACGATCCAACTGCAGTTAATCCAGAGATTTGGCTAATAGTCAAGTTATCTAAAGCTCCTAAAAAGCTTCTTTCATTCGTAGAACGTTCGCCAATATACACACTTGTACCACCGCCAATTAAGAAACCCTGCGGTGCAGCAGCCCCAGCATCTGCAGTACCGTTTACTAACCATCTTGCTGTTGCACCATAATGTTCAAGGCGGCAATGATTCCATTGGTTTAAAACTAAGACTTCTGGAGTAGATCTTGTCGGTGCACTATTAAGAACTGGCCGATATACAAGTTCTCCTGAAGCTTCTATTTCAATTCTCATAGTAGTACCGGCGAAATTTAGAACATGAGAATCGTTAGCGTGGAACTCTTCAGGGTAAATCCAAAATTCTATAGCAAAACCAGTACCAGCAGTGACTAAATTATATGTTGTTACATGGTCGAGAATTACATCAGTATGGTTTGCATGATAGAGCGCGTCGTCACCAAACTTAATATATTGTGATTTTACAGGTGCCTCGGATATAGAGACGGTGGCTGAGTTATAATATGTACCGCTGTTAGTAATACCAATAGATCCAACGGTGTCGCCAGAGAGCACTGCAGTGCCACTGGCGGTGGTTACAGGAGAGTCTGGAGCACTAATTACTATGGCAGGAGAAGCAGAATAGTATCCACCTGCTTCGGGAATACTGAATGAAGTTATAGAAGTGTTAGTGATAACGGGAGTAATTTGTGCGTTTAAAGAACTTGGTGCAGCAACAGTAACTGGGATGCTATTGTTCGGATCGTAGTTTTCACCATCATTTACAATAGTAATTCCAGATACAGCTCCGTTTGAGAGAGAAGATGTTGCCGTAACAGTTATGCCGTCTTCGTAAAGCGGATTGCCATTTCCATCAAGACCTGGCTTAATTATAACTCTTTCTTCTGGAGTTGCATTAGAAGCAGTGGTGGTAGACATATCGACATCAATGAACTTGATAACTTTCTTTGTTTTCTCAGGACCGAAGTACCAACCTTTTAAAGTAAAAGTAAGAGTGTACAGAATAGTTTGTCGTGTCTCGTAATCACCTTCGTAAAGATCTTCTGTAGTAACACTATTTAAAATAATAGGAATATCAATAGGATCTAAGTCTGGCACCATTTTAGCAGTAACAGTCCAATCGGGTGTAAAGAACGGAATGATTTGTTCCATAAGTTTTGTTGCATCTTCTGAATACTTTGTCATAATATACAAAGAGAATTCTAAATTGTATGGCACAGAAGCGTAAACAAAATTACGAGAAGAGTTTGACTCTGCTTTTGATGCTTTGCGCATCTTTTGTGTTGACGCAATTTTGCGCACTGGATCATACGACAAGCTTGTAATTTCAAAAGACATGCGCGGCAAAGTCATAGCAGGTCTTCTGCTATTAATAAGGTCAGGATCTTCATTTAATCTTGAAAGAACTTTTTGGAATGGCGCATAGGACAACGGTACAATCATAGACTGTATTAACACACCGGCATTATCTTTTCTTTCAATTTTGAGTTGATTGAAAATAGTGCCAAATAACGCGACATATCTTCTAGTCGTTTCGTTATAGAAATAATTAGCAATTGCCATTAGTTGTTATCCTGAATAGTAATGTTTTCGCTGAACGGATCGAACTCGCTAAAGTCTAAAATGTCGTCTGCTAACTGTTCGAACTCAAGGTTTTGTGCCATTACATCGTTGTTTGCCACATCTTCAAGCGTAGTCACAAAGGTACTAGTAGAATTAATATCATCGAAATAATGATCTATATCGTAGCGGCCTGTATCGAATCTTTCGTTTGAATATTCCATTAATTCGCATTTGATATCGTATACTTGTAGAGAGCCAGACTGATAGAAAACACTTTCATGTTCTACGTATGTTACTCTGTACATTTTCTGGTTTAAAGGAAGCCAGATAATATCGTTTTCTCTAGGGCGAACTTTAGTTTGGTTAACTCTTGTAACAAATCTTTCGAATGTTCTAATCGCAACAGTAAACGTAACTTGATCTCTGATCTGTAAGCCGAACTTAGATAGGAAGTCGCCTTCACCTTCAAAGCCATCAACGTTCTTAACATATACTTCAAAAGAATACATCTCATCGTAAAGAGGTGTATCATCTTCGTTAAAGATACTATCGATGTTATTGAACAACCCGCTTATGTAGGTTACATCGAGGCCGAAGATCTGAATAGATTCAATTACGAGATCATCAATTAAATTCTGCTCATTAAAGTTGTCGTAATTGCTAAAGTATACATTGGTTGCCATGATTTACCCAATAAAATTGTATGTTAGTGGCTGCAAATTATTAATAGCTTCTTCTTCCATCTTTTCTCTTTCGGCTCTTGCTTCAGCTAGTATTTGCTCGCCGTTAAAAGAAACACCGCCAACTAATTGCATATTTGTAAACTTAGTTAGGTTAAGACCCCACTGTTCACGTACAAGAACTGACGCGTAATTCTGCAACCAACGGTCGCCCCATACATCTGAGTATTCGTCCGGATCAATAATGTCGTATGCTTCAACGATGATATACGTACCAACAGTCCAGCGTTCTTTATCGTTATCAATGAATACTTTGTTTACGTGTTTGTTATAACGTATAATCGGTTTACCAACAAGCATTTCTTGCATAAACTCGATGTGCTGCATAGTCATATAATAATTGACCATGCTATAGCTTGACATGTCTTGTACGTTATTTAGAACAAATTGATACTGGACGTTAAAAATACCGCCGCCCATAGAGATTGAGGTATCAAAATTAAAAATATTAGATATACCTAGCAATTTTTCTGGTAATGGAATCCAACCATTTACTTTATCTTGTTCTGTAATTATGTGCTTTAAATAAACTAATTGGCTACCATTATAATGGTAATCTCTCCAGAAAGAAACAGCTTCGTCTACTCGGTCGTCAATTTGTTCTTCAGCAACGTTGATTTGGATAACTGGTGCACCAATTTTCCTTAAAATATACTGAATGAACTCTTCTCTTGACTGTGGTTGTGCCATGTTTTTCCCCTTAAGCCAGTTCGTCTTTAATGATTACTTTGATATAACCAGTATTCGGAAAAGTTTCAATCTGACCATTGACGTATTCTATTTGGAATTCTGCTGTATGAGTACCAACGCTGGAAGTATCTCCAGTTTGCCATTCATATGCTACGGTACCTTTAGTAGCATTAACAATAGTACCAGTCCCGCCGTTGATTTTGATAGTACCATCTTCGTCTTTCATATGAAATTTTACTAAAGACGCGTTTGCCATTGATTTGACTCTACCGTTAGAATCCTTAAGAGCAGCCTCGATAGACGGTGCCGTGTCATTCTGTTTTATGTAAAAGCTAGCCGCCATTATTTTTCTCCAAGGTTTACTTTTATTTATTAAAACTAAAAACTATTTCTGAATAATTTCAGCTTGTGTCATTCCGTTGCTTATTATCTTAATAGAATTAGACTCATCGTTGATATGTAAGTCATTAAAGTCGATTTGGTTAAACACAACATAGTTTGCACCATCTTTAGAGTAAGTTCGTGTCGATACATTTACCCCAACGCTTTCTACACTAAAGCCGTATGATCCAACACTATCACCTACTGACCATACGTATATATTTGTATCAAGTGTAAATTCTAAAGTAGGATTGAAATGTGCGTGAGTAAGATTATAACCTTGCGCAGATTGAGTAAACGGTATTACAAGTGCGCCGTATTCTACCGTTGCGTAGCGTATAACACCAAATTCTATAGTAGAACTTGATGTAAAACCAAAACTTAATTCAGCAGAAGCTTGAATTATTGGTGCAGTAATAAAACCTATTAACTCAAAGTCTAAATTAAAGTTATTTAGAGTACCAGCAATTGGGATCTGCGCATAAGAAACAAAGGAAGTTTCAATTAATCCTGAAACTCCCCCTGAAAGCTGTGTGTAACCACCGCCAAAAAATTCGAAATCTAGTGTTGTAGAAAACGCGCCATTTGCAGACATGAGGCTTTACCTTAAGTTAAATTTAAGCGCCGCCAGCTGTGATGGTGAATGTAGTAATATTAATTTGCTGACCTGTTGCAATGTTAGTATTATCTAATTGCATGTCGCCTCCGGCACCAGTAGCTGTAACAGTACCCTGCATGTGGCAAACAGTACCAGCATTGTTGTGCACTCTAAAATAGCCAGCTGTGCCGCCTGCGTCTGCAGATAAGTCTTGCCAGGTTCCTGATAAAGCAATAGATCCACCAAAAGGTGCTCCTAGCCAATCTGAAGGAAGAACCATTGTTGCTACAACTACACCAGTATTGGCGGTTGCAGCGTCTGCTGGTACAGATCCTGTCGATATGGTCAAAATCGGGTTAATACCAATTTCTGTTTCTAACGCGGTTAATGTTGCGTTTCTTGCGGTCACCGATAACTGAAAAGCCATCATTGTCTCCTTTGTTTGTATTAATTTATTGATATTTATAAAAAAACAGTTGACAACCTTTCAAAACAGTGTATAATAGGATTATGTCCTTTATAATAATAAGAAGTTAATTAATTGTTTCTTCTTTCTATATCATCTTCAGACAATGTATCACCCATCCAAACTTCTATTACTTTAACAGGAGTGCTGCCAACGTTAGTTGCTTTGTGCCAACAAAGCTTCGGTATGTCAATACTATCACCAGTTTCATATGTCTTAGAAGTACTGTAATCGTTTGTAAACTGTAATTCCATCTTAAGTTTACCATCAACGATATGCCAATGTTCAGATCTAATAAAGTGTCTTTGATCGCTTAAAGATTTTCCAACATCAATAGATAGTTCTTTTACTTTCCAATGGCCGTTCTGGTCTAGATCTCTATATGTGCCCCAGAGTCTTTGTGTTTTAGGCTTATCCCAGTTCTTTAGAATCCAAGATGAACTGTTCTTTTTGTCGTGGCCACCGACACCAAACACAAATTGAACATCATCAAATACCATTTCTGGAATATTATATCTTGTTCTGTCACCGCCATTAGCAAATACTATCTCAGCTGTTTTAGGGAAGTAGTTTTTGATATATTTTATAGCGTCACAAGCAGAATCATCACTATCATCAAATCCAAAAGTATGACCAACACATTTGATATTATTAACTATATTTATACGTTCTTCAAAAGACATGAAGGGCTGACCTTTTTTACGAGTCAACCAATCATCACTGTTTACTCCAACACATAAAATATCACCAAGTTTTTTAGCTTCTTGAAAATAGGCGATATGCCCAGAATGAAGTGGATCGAATCCGCCTGTTACAACTACTACTCTCATTTTTGTTTCTCCATTATATAATCCCAAGCAAAATTATGCTTGCCAACAGATTTCATTACTATCTTACGTTTTGCATGCATTGGGTGTACCCACCAATCTTCATAGTTAGATTTTTCATCAGTTGAAACATCAGATACTAATAATACATATCCGATTTTAGTAAGTATTTTTCTAGACTCTTCTCTAAACTCAGGACCCCACCAAACTGCGTTGTGCTGAAATTGAATTACACTAAATTCATACTTATCAAAAGGAATTCTACTTAGAGCTTCTACTGAAGCTCTTTCTGCATTAATTCTTAAGAAATCAATATGCTGCTCTAAGCAATTCTGTTTAAACATTACTTTATAATCTACTGTCGCAGCGTCTGCACAAATAATATTTGTATTTCTTTGACGAGAAAAAATATGACACATTCTTTCAGAATTATCTAATGAAATACCTCTCCAACCAAATTCTTCTTCTAATAAAAGTGTATTATTGTATAGTTCGGGGTGGCCGCATCCAAGCTCTACGAATGTACCATCACGCTTACCATCTAACACAGATAACACGAACATATCTTGGAAGTGACGAGAGTAATTCTTTTCAATGTCTTCTAAACCAGTAAAAGCATATTTAAATCTGTCGAATTCGTTTCGAACGTATGCTAATGTA